CGTCTTGAGAATTTTTAGCAGATACCTCTAATATAGGATCTCTACCGGTATTTTTCGCCGGGTATCTTGAGTAAATCGTAGCATCTGCTGATGCAAATATGTTATATACTGCCATGGTTAGAATGTTACTACACGTCCTTGAATATCTGTATCAGGGAATTTAACTTCAAAAATGCTTGGATCTAATGAAGGATAAATAACGTTGTTTAGGGTTGCTGCTGAAATGTCGTAACTGTATTGAGAATAGCCACTAGTAGTTCCTGCTACATTGCTGATAGTTACTTTTTGAACCGTCTGTACTCCTGCTACCTGGTCTAGGGCTGTATATACTGCAGACAAGATGATTGGTTGATTTATTTGCCAATTTTCTCTATTAAAATAAGTTTTTAATACAGTTAAACATCCTGCAAGTACGTCTCTTGACGTATAGTTTGGTCTTATTACAATATCAAAATTAACTTTTATATTAATAATATAGGCAGGTTTAAGTAATATTGTATCTGTAAGCATTCTATACTGCTCGAGATAGGTCTGTACGTTTTGTAGTAATGCAGGTCCTGGTGTGGTGAATGCACCTACTCCGTCGTAGCTTAGAAGATAAATTGAGGTTGCAAGCGGATCTCTTTCTCCAGGTCTCCCTACTAAGTATTCAGCAAAAGTAGCGGTATCCTTAGTCACATAAGCTTTAGCTACCTGCCCAAATTTAGGGGGCATGCCTAGTAAAGTACCTAAATAATCTTGTTGAGTTACTGCACGCATTTGTGAAGGGAACTGCGCTAGAGTGTTTAGTTTAATAGCCTCGGGCGTGTCGCCATCTCCTCCGCCTACTGCTCGTGTGCTATTATTAGTTGCAAACGTTGTCTGTATTTGACTTGCTATTACCGGATTAGTTGGGTTAGGAAAAGTTAAAGTAGGGTTAGCGACTTGAGTTAAAGTGTTTACGCCTACGTTTGCCGCTGCTCCGCCACCTACTAGATACTGTACAACTAGTGTGGTATTGTTGGGGGCAATTCCATAAGAGTCGTTAGTTACAAAGTTAGTTGGGTCAAACGCTGTATTCAGCATATCCATTCCGTTCACAGTTCCAATACCTACGTTAAAGGGGTTTGGAATTGAGCCGGATATTGACTGTATTCCTGCACCAAATTCTAATTCTAAGGTATCTTGAGTTGTGAATCTCGATACAAATCGTCTAGGTACGGGAAGTTTCTCGAGAATGTACGGAACTTGGTTTGCTTCTTGATAGAGTTGCGGATAGGCTGTTGCAGTATTTGCTACTGGGTTCAAGATATAGTCTTGAGCAAGATAAGGTACTTCATACCATCTATCACCAGTTACCTGATCATAAACGCTTAGTATCTCAATAATATTAGTATCTGTTATATTTCTAATTGAAAATCTTTCTCCAGTACCAAAAGTAATAGTTGTTGTTTTGATTTCCCCGGATATTGCAGGAGTGGATTTTTTTAAAAGGAAGGTATTTGGATTGGCTCCTGAGGTTGTATATACTGTAACTTCGGTAGGGTCGATTGAAGAAGATAGATTAAAATCAACTCTATTTGGACAATAGAAAAACGTAGATCCTGCTTTATTACCTCTAACTTGTAATCCTGGTTCAACAATCATTGCATAGTTGAAATCAGGATCGTAGTTTGATCCAGAAGCTGGTAATTGTTGGTATACATCTAGGGTAACTATAGCTGCGGAAGTGACTTTTGGTCTATAACCTAGCATATAGGCAAGAGCAAATAGGTTATTTGTCTGTTTGGCGTACTCTAAAAAATTTTCTTGAATTTGGTTATCTAAGTAAAAAGATAAAACGTCTCCTACGTAGGAGGCCATATCGATGAACATAGTACCAGGAGAGGCAGCAGAAAAATCGTTATACGTAGTAGGATAGTACGTTTTAGCATACTCAATTAATGCATTCTTAAACGTAGTAAAATCCTTATTTAAATATGTTATGTTCTTATTAGCCATTTAAACTTATTAAGATATTATCGGTTTCTCCTGTGTTAGTTATATTGTAAGAAAACTGGATCTTTAACGTATTATTATCAGGTTCACTTATGAAAGATAGGTCAGTTATCGTTACAAAGGGAAAGTATTGAGCAATTCCTGTTCTGATTATACTATCTAGTTCTTCGTCCGTATTCGTCGTAAGTTGCTCAAACAATTTAGCTCTGATATTAGCCCCGAAGTTAGGGTTGAAAATTCTCTCTCTTCTATCCGTGAGTAGATAATTTATGATATTATACTTTATCTGATCTTTAGTCTTAAAGACAGTTTTAAATACGGCTGGCCCGTCGAAAGGTAGCGAGACGCCAATACCTGTAGAAAGTTTTCTATCAAGAACATTTATATTTCTAAGTCCGTATGCCATTATACCTCTCCGTTAGCTTTCATTTTTGCCATTATACCTGAAAAGTCTGGAACTGCATTAATTTCGATAGCGTCGAAATTCGAACTAGGTCTTGCTGAAGCAAACATACCTCCCATAGAGTCTACTACAGGAACGTCAGCAGATGTTGCTGAAATTCCACCTAATCCTTCAAAATCCCTCGGGGACATAGTCATAGCAGTTTCAGCCAGTAGACTATTGAGAGGATTGTTTGGAGCAAGGGTTGGCGGAACCAATTTAGGAGTTTGCCTGTTTAGGGTTCCAGGAACTGAAGTTTTAGATTTAACTGTTTCAGTTATAGGTTGTTGTGACTTATTTGCCATAACAGCCTCTTTAAGGATTCCGGCAAGTTCTTCTTGAAAAACAGCCCTTACCTCTTCACGGATGATTTTTCTAAGTGCGTCTAGTTTTGCCATATGTAATAAATATATTTGATTGTCTATTTTTTAACGTTTCACTAGATTTGTGTTGCTGTATATGTCCATAAAGGATTCGCGTTTCGCGGATCTGCTAGCTTTTTAGCAAATGTAATAGCTTCTTTCTGGTTTGTAGCTTGCAGTACATAGGGTCCTACGGTAATAGGTGCGTTTACGGTAACTCTAAATTTAGATATATTTTTTCCTTGAGATTGAGAAGTTGCAACAGATGCATTAATGTTATTTTGAGCGGCTAGCTTTTCCCTGTCTATTTGGGATCTAAATCCAGCCTGTTGAGCGGCTAGTTGCTGTCTCATTCTAGTTCTTAATTTTTTACCGCCTTTTAAGTTATTAACAAAAGCTTGTAGCCCCAAACCTCTAGTCTCATCTAAATTATCAGCACTCTCTACTTCTGCCGGAGTTATATTCAAATCATTATCTAGGACATCGTTATTATCTAAGAAGTTTAACGACTCTGTTACTATGGCAAGACTATCGGCATCTAACCTAGGAATACTAGACTGTACTAATCCTAGAGATACAAGTTTCTGTTTAACTTCTTCAATGATTATTGCTGTATCAGTTGCAAAAGTGAGATCGGATTCAGCTACAATTATTCCATTTATATCTAAAGCTACACCTCTTCTCCTTCTATTAGTTACTGTAGTCTCTACTACTTGTTCTTCGATAACTCTAATTTGGTACTTACCAAATAGAGCTGAATCTGGACTTGTTTTAGATTCGTAATTAATTATATATTGCTCTAGCTGGTCCTTTAGTACGCTTAGATTAGCATATGTCTGTTGTAACTCGTATAAGATATCTGAATCTTTTAAAGAGTCACAGGTCTGTATTTTACTTAATAGTATCTCTAGTCTTGCGAGTAATTCGATAGTATTTACCAGTAGGTACCTTACAAAAACAGTTACAATGGAGAGAAATGAATTTAATCCTCGTAAAATTCTTAATACTCCGTCTGCTTCATCCTTAGCCTTGTCTTTAGCGCTTTGAATTTGAGTTTGTACGCCTACGGTAGTAAAAATAGAAGGTATATTTAATGCACCGAAAAAGGCAATTATAAACTTAAAGACTTTATAAAATAGAATAGCTAACTTAATAAAAAATTGACCGAGATTTATGAAACTTTGAACTTTTTTTGCAATTTTAATAAATGCTTGTAGTGCACTGTTTACCCGTTTTAATTCAGGGATGATCTTAGTAGGATCGATAAACTTACTAAGCTTTTGAATTTGACTTCGTATATCTACACCTAAATAATTTGCGGTAGCATTTACTAATCCACGTGGATCTTTGAAATTTAGTACTTGTATAGCAGTGCAGATAGCTCTTAGCCTATTGATCTTATTGATTAACTCTTGAAGCCTTGTATCAGGTATATTTCTATAGTCAACATATTGGTCTACAGATCCTAAAAAATCTTTTACAAAATTCATTTTATCTGCAAGACCAGGTACTGAGGAAATCAGTCCTAGCTCTTCAGTAGTTAAAAGAGAATTTGGTTCGTTACCTATAGTAAATACGTCTTTTATAGCTTGCATCAAAAAGAACGTATTATACTTCTGTACTGCGATACCTCCTTGAACAGGTGCATCAGTCCTTTCTACTGCCAGTACTGGGGGAACTGCGTTAGGTCCTACTCCGAGATAGGAGCCTATAAATACGTTAGGATAAGCTGTATACTTATCGATGAACTTAACAACTTCGCCTGCTGCATCCTGTACTGCGTAAAATGTTTTTTCTAACCCTTGAGGATTTTTAGGGCGCGGTTTCTTTTTTATGTTGATGTTATCGTAGGCATAATTTACGATTTCACATAGGTCTACAGAATTAAGCGCATTTAGTATGTTAAAGAGTCCGGATTGTGCAAAGCTTCTAAATTTGCTTCCGTCCTGGGCGGTAGTGCTTGGGGCAGTAGGTATTTGGGCTGTATACGATATTACATTAGCTCCATTTGATGTAGGCGTAGGTCCATACTTTACTGTTGTTACAGGCTGTATATTAGATCTTCCCCAAAGTATTTTATTTACACCTATCTGTAGTTCGCCGAGTCCTTTACTTAGGCCTTTAATCAGCTTCTCTAATGGTATTGCTATTTTACTTCCGGCCATCGTTACTTTGTAAAGGTATTAGTTGATAAGCAAACCGGACTTTGTAACTGAGCTTTGACGGTAACGGCAATTTGACTCAAGACAGTCGTAGTTTGTACTATTCCAGGAATCGCCGTTTCTGGTGTTTCAGCTGTTAATTGATTGAGTGCATCGCTTAGATTCTTGATTGCATCAATCAACAATCCTAACTGTACAGTAGTGGACCTACCTAAGAGTACAGGTTCTCCATTTGTTTCTGCTTGATAACCTAATTCGATTTTTGGGGAAGCTATAATCGATCTTTCGTTAGCATCCACAGTGAAGGATGCAGGGGATGAGATAGATACTCCTTTTTTTCCAAATAAGAAGATAAAGTCGTCGTAAGAGTGATTCACGACTCTTCCTGATGTAATTATAACTTGATTACCTAGGTATGGAAATTTAGGTATATACATTATTGTTGTGAATTATTACTTACAAAAGTATCTTGTTGTTGAGGAGAGGTTGTATCCGTACTTGTCAACTGTTGTTGAATCGGTATAGCAACAGTATTGACGGTTTCTAACCCTACCTGTAAACTCGCTAAGCTAAAGTTTTTACTTATATCGCTTATAACTATCTTCTGTCCCTGTGTAAGATAGATCGAAGATGGATCTGTATTAATATTCTCTACAGTTGGAAACCATCCTAGATCATTGGCCGTCTTTCCTTGTCCGTTCCTGATAATGGTTATTGGATTGCCAGGGTCACTATCTTGAGACCAATCATTTTCTTTTATAAAGCTTAAACTTGTAGATCCTAATCTGATCGAGTTACCCCATCTTCCTTCAAGGGTTACATCACCAGTGAACTGTCTTAGTGATTTAATATTAGATTTTTCTACAAAGTTAGCACCTAGTGGAAATGTCAATGATCCGGTAGCAGATGTATTAATAGCTTGATTTGTTCCTAAGCTATTTTCATACGTTCTCTGTACGGCTCCTACAAAAGCACTGTAATCTCCTAGGTCAGGGAAAGCGTTATGATGACTTGCATTCCATAAATTATATGGAGGTAGATAATAAAAATCTCTTTGCTCCCTTGCCTCGTTCATGCCGATGCTCGGGCCTGGCATCACAAACACTATCTCTCCTTCTAACGGATATTGCTTAAAGCCGGCAAAAATGGGCTTAGCGGTCTGGTTGCCGCTAGCTAAAGTTTCGCTCTGAGTATCTGAAAGTAGTTGAAAGGTGATTATACCTAAGCTAGTTGGATCTACGTAATATTGATCAGGTATGTTTGTTCCAAATAAGAAAGGCCCTTGTACTACATGTGTAACCCTACCGATAAGCTGCTGGTTTTGTCTTCCAGCACCAATACCATTAAGATCGGTTCCAAGAAAGCCTCCGAGTGATTGATTGAATACTGACATGTTAGATACTGTTTGGAAGCTGTTTTACTTCTTCCTCTTTTAACGGAGCAGTTGTTTTCTGAATATCACTAAAAAGTAATTCAAGGTCTTTATCGCTAAATGCACCGTCGGCTCCTGTTTCAGTCTGGTTTGCTTTCTGGAGGATTTGGGCAAGCTTAACTAAGGCTTCGTCGTTCTTAATATCAGAATCTAAGTAACCTTTAATAAGAGGTACTACGACTACAGCATCACCAGGCTCACTAACCATATTCACGAGCTGGTCGGTGAGGGCTTTAATTTGGCTTTGCTTAGCTTTATGATTCTTTACGATATCTTTTACGAGGTCAGAATATTTCTTCCCGTCGTACAATTCGAAATCTAAACTCATGAGACTCTTTTAAATAAATATCTAACGAGAAAAAATGTCGATCCTTGTTCCCTCTTCTAGATATTTATTCAGCATGTCTCTGTAAATCTCCTTGAGTACTTTGATCACCTTGGTAATGAT